TAGAGTAAACCTGCCCTTAGTCTCAACTATGATACCATTGGGTAGGATAAAGTCAGGAGTATACTTTCTTACTCTCATGTCACGCCACTGTACCTTTAGTGTCTCGTACTCAAACTTGACACGTTTCTTTGTAAGGTACTTAGCGTTACGCTCTTCTAGCCCTGATCTGAATCTGTGAACTTGGGTGGTTGCCATATCTGTTCTTCTTCTCTTCGTAACCAAAGTAGTTTACCATTCTCAATAACTCTGTCTTCATCACCACCGTAGGCTCTGACACACTCCTGATACAAGTCTTGTTCTGTCTTGCAGTCAGCTAGTATCTTGTCAGCTTTCTTAGGACCAACGCCATAGATACCTTGTATGTTATCTGCTGAGTCGCCTGTCAGTATCTGCTTGTAAAAGAACTTGAGTCCATCAAACTCTTCAACAGTTTTCCAAGTACGTCTGTGTGGGTTGTAGTGTGTGCATGGTAGCTGTAACATATCCTTGTCTATTGATATGACAATCCTGTCAGGGTTAGACCAGATACCTATAAGGTCATCAGCCTCTTCATCCTTGGACACAATAGCTTTCCAGTTATCAATCAGGTGCTGTCTAATATCACCAAGGTGTACAGGCTTCTCTTGCTTCCTGTTTCCTTTGTATTCTCTAGTGACAGCAATCTTTTTTCTGAAGTTACCTTTACCTGTCAGGAATATCTGGTACTTGTCATCAGTTACTTCCCACAGTACTGCCTCAAGTGCAGTCTCTAGTAGCTCATCAATCTTTTCTACTGCTGCTTGTGTTTCTTCATCTGCACAAGAGAAAGCTGCACGATAAGCAAATGGATCACCATCAACCAGTATTTGCAAGTTGTCGTTCTTTTGCACGTTGCCGTTCCTTCTCTGTCATTGGCCTAAGTATCTCGTCACTGTAGTCAACGATGATTCCTGTGTTCCACTTACTACGTTCTTTTTCTGCTGCTTCGAAAGTATCGAACAGCTTTGGTTTGTATCCTTCTGTAGTATTACAAGGCCACTCTTCAGGCACGTAGTTGTAATCCTCATCAGTATCAAACATAATCATTACTGCGTATTTCATATCTAACCTCAGGGAAAAAGGACAGGGCCGAAGCCCTGCCAGTTACAACGAAAGGAGTACATGGGTTGTTACCAACGATCCTCTGCAGCCATCTCTTCAAATGGTACATGTTCGAGGATGCCCACTTTCTCTAACCTTACTGAGGCGGTAGCACCCTCACCGTAGATAGAGATTTTAACCTTGGCCTTAGTGCCGTTACCAAGAGCACCGTCTTCAATGTAATCCCAAGGTTTATTGGTAGTGCCGTGGGTAACGGATGGCGCACCACCAAAGTCTTCAATACCAGAAGGGTGTTTGTTAGGACGTTTGAGTTTCATACCTGCACGATTGTCTGCTGCAGCGATTGGTTTGATCATACGGTTGCCCATTGATTCCTCAGGGAAACCCATCTCAACAATCTTCTGTAGCTCATCATCGTCCTTGGGTACGAACACAGTATTGAACTGTCCTTCTGTACGCTCATGGTATTCTGAGTCATCTATGTTGTCCTCGAAGATACGTGCGTAATACAAGTCACCTTCGAATACACCATACTTAGTTTTCTTTTTAGCTGTCATTTACAAGCTCCTCTTTACTGATTCGTTTCATCAACATACACTCAATTGCTTTCAATGTCAAGCAGAAAATGATAGGTGATAGTGCAAATATCCAAATCAATGTGTGTCTCTCCAATTGTATCCTATGTCAGTTGAACCTGCGAGTGGGCAAATCATACCAAAGTTTACACCAGTGTCAACAATAGATTGCCTTTGTATCTTACCTAGTAGTTCAGCATCTTTCATCTGCCCACGCACTTCTGTTTGCCACTCATCATGAGGCCACGTTACAAGCTTAAACTCAAGGAACTGTCTCTTAGCTTTGTAGACCCAATCAAGTGCTGCATGTTTCATTATGGTTGACTCACCATTCTGAAGCATACCTGCTAGTGTCTTGTGTTCTGAAGGTACTATAACCCTGCGCCCATCAAGACCTTTGAACCACCCACGTTTAGCTATGTGTGGTATAATCTTTTTCTTTAAGTCAGCAAGTCCTTGAATTGATTGCATAAAGTTTTCAACTGCTTGCTTCGCTTCTTTCTGATTGACCTTGAGTATCTGTGCTACCTTGGCATTACCTGCTCCTAGTAGGAACGCATAGATAAAAGTCTTAGCCATATCTCTAGTAACGTGTGACATACCTAGAGCCTTACGGTTGAGGTTGTGTATGTCTGTCTCATCTTCCTTCTTGCCTGACACGATAGCGTGTACGTATTCTTCTGACTTCATCAGGTGTGCGAGGACACGTAACTGAATACCTTCAGCGTCTGTACCTACCAAGTAGCAGCCTTTAGGTACACACCATAGCTCACGTAGTTGACCATCGTATCTGTCCTTAACCTTCTCTACAGCAGTGACAGCATCACCATGAAACTGTGCAGGGATGTTAGCTTGGTTAGGGTTTCTGTGTGCCATCCTACCTGTCCATGCACCAACGTGAGTAAAGCTACCGTGAATACGTGAATCGTCACCACAATGCCCTAGCCATTCCACTAGTGAGGATCGCCTACCTTCAAGTGTCAACCACTCTGCTAGACGTTTGCCTCCTGCAGGTGCTGTCTCAGGCAGTGTGTTAAGGTTTGCTTCAGATAAAGTCCATCCGAACTTAGCAAACTTCTGTCCTCGTTCATCCATTTTGTTCCTCATGTTTTTGTAGATACCTAAGTGCTCTGGTTAAACCTTGAACGTCATCTCCTAGCATACCTAACCCTATGTTACAGCTTTTACAAAGCCAACCTCTAAATGTTTCAGTTTTTCTACAGTGATCTAAGTGAACGTTTCTTGTAGATAACTCTTCTAAACTCCTACCACAACAGTCACAATTAGTGGACTTAGGTGGTGTAGTTGGTAGCTTCTTAATACTAGCAACAACTCTATGATCTTTTCTGTCGCACTCTCTACAAAAGTTTTTTAGGTGTGACCTCTTACCGTTATGTGAGTTCCTTGAAAAGAACTCTTCTGTTGCAGGTAAATCTTTTTTACAACGATAGCAAATTTTTGTCTCAACGAAAAGGTCTAGCTGATTGTCTTTCATAATCTATATGTCCTTTCGTTTTCTCAAAGGGTTTCCATCCTGCATCCCACAGTCTTTCTATCCGCATCTTAGGTGAGGCAGGGTTGAAGTCTATGAAGTCGTAACACACTAACTCAGGTTCTTTCTGTGACCAGTCTACTTGTGTCTTTGCGTGTTTCTTTTGTGCGTTGGTCACGTTACTGTATAGTGTACCGTCAGCTTTCTTTCTGTACTTGATACGGTTGACTTCCTCTAGTTTGGGTGGGAAGTCCTCTTGGAAAGCATCCTCAAGGTGTGCCTTACGTTGTTCTATCTCATCAAGTAACTCTTCAGCCTTAGCCTTGTTGAAGTAGAAGCCGTTGTCTGTCATGGTCTGACACAATATTTGTATGTCATGTTCACACTGTATAGCCCACTGCCAATCAGGATCATGTATTACTTTCTTGAACTTATCGTACACTCTTAATGTAACTGTAACGTCCTGATGACAGTACTTGATCATCTCATCTGACAACATAGAGAAGTCTGAGAAGTCCATCTTGAAGTTACCTAGCCTGATACCCCAAGCCTTGAGGCCATGACCATGCTTGAGGTCAAAGTCAACCAGTCTACTGACAATCAGTGTGTCGATGACTGACTCCAAGGGTATCAAGTCTTTCTTTATAAGGCGATTAATAATAGGAACATCAAAACAGATTCCATTGTGAAATATAAACCTATCGTATCTACTACAGTACTCAATGAACCTCTCCTTCTCTTCTTGTATTGTTGTTAGGTGAACGAAGTGTTCCTTCTCACCTGTCTGCACATCCTCTGCACAGATGCACCAAATCTTTTCAGGAGTCAGTGATTCTGTCTCGATGTCCATTGCAACGATCTTATCTATCATCATCTTCTCCTGTAAACTCTACCCACATAAGCATAACTACGTTGAATATCCACAGTAAACTACTGAAGATAACCCTTCCGAAGTGCATCTCATGAGGCTTC